ATTTCTAAAAATTGTTTCAAGGATGATTTACAAAACACTATATTTCCTGTTTTATTTCTAGTTATATGACCATGAGTTCGACCTACATTTTTTGATATTTCAATGATAACTTCAACACCTCCCTCAATAATTTCTATAGATGGAACATGAGGTAAAAAATCATTTCCAGCTAAGAAGCATGCAAAGACAAAATCATTAATAGCCCATTCATTATTAAATTTAAAATCAAATAACGCGTCTTCAGATTTTTCCCATTTCATAAGATCTACTATCTTTTCACGAACCGACCCAATATCTATTAAAAGAAAATTATTCTTGTGGTCAAAAGTATCATCCCTAAGAACATAAAATTTTGAGTATTGTGTAAGTAAAGAAAGCATTATCAAGTCCGAATCCAAACCATGTATTACATAACTTTCATTTTTATCACCAAATTTTCTTATATAAGATAAAAGTTTTTGCTCGCCTTCACTTGGAACGGATGAAGGTGAATATACAATCTCAATATTTTGCCAAAATGGATTTTCAGATATTCGTTTTCTAATAAACCAATCAATATATTTTGATAAATGATCCATAAATTTTGTTCCTGGTGTCATTTGATTTGAATCGAAACTTTTATCATCTTCCTTTCTTTCCATTGAACTTTTATATCTTCTTTTTCTTTGTTGGCATTGTTTAGCCATGGGTGCAGGTCCATCTACACATAAAATTAATTTTCTTTTAGGATTAACTGTAATAAGAATATTTTCTAATGTTTCACAAATATCCTTGAAAACTAGTTGATGAGTTTGATTATTTTCTCTAATAACAATATCATAATGTGGTTTAAATGAACCATATTTAAATACTTTTTGTGCTGACGTATGAAATAAACCATTCATATCAATTAATAGATTGTCTATGTCTGTAAAAGATAATTCAGAACTTATTGATCTATCAACTTTATATATATCTTTTGGAAAAGTTTTTCTAAACCATGAATAAAACTGAAAAATTCCCATTATTTAATTTTAAAATTTAATATAAAAATACATTTTTTATATCAATTTTTTTTAAAATATTTTTATTATATTTAATAAAAATGAGAAGTTTTACTATAGTTAAAATTAATTCTAGTGATCGCCGAGTTAAATCAAAAAGTGTCGGTGGTAGATTTCAATCTGCAGATCCTGCTTCTGCTGCCAAGAAAGCAGGATCTTCAATATGTAGATTAAATAATATCAATTCATCTATAAAATTTAAAGTAGCTATTAAAGAAACTACACAAGGTAGTTCAAATAAAGTTTTTGTTTACAGTTTCTCACGTGTTCGTAATCCAAGAACTGTATTGAGATCAGGAAAAGAAATTACTTATGAATTTGAAACCAAAGTAAAATCTTTAAAAAGAAAATCTAATCGTCAAGATGGATTACAAAAAAAAAATTCTGATGAATATGATATATATATTGATGCGCTTGGAATACTTGATGATGATGAGACAGTACCATCACCAAGAAAAAGATCATCACCACCACTGTCACCATCACCAAGAAAAAGACCACCACCACCAATAAAAAGACCACCACCACCACCAATAAAAAAACCTTCACCACCACCTTCACCAAGAAAAAGACCACCACCACCACCAATAAAAAAACCTTCACCTCCACCACCTTCATCAGCACTACCTTCACCAACACCAATAAAAAAAACAGAATCAGAAGAATTATTGGAGTTAATTGAAGATTTTGAATCGAAGTACCCAGAACTCGAAAAAATACCTCAACAAGATTTGTCGGATAAAGTATTAGAATCAATTGATAAATATTTAGAAGAAAAAGATGGAAGAAAATCAAGAAAACTTTCAAAGAAAGTTTCAAAGAAGAAATCAAGAAAATCAAAGAAAGTTTCAAAGAAGAAATCAAGAAAATCAAGGAAATCAAAGAAAGTTTTTTGAATACCAAAAAAAAAATAATATTTCTTCAATTTTTTTTAAATCTTTTTTTTGTTTTTATTTAATAAATAAATGAGAAGTTTTACTATAGTTAAGATTAATTCTAGTGATCGCCGAGTTAAATCAAAAAGTGTCGGTGGTAGATTTCAATCTGCAGATCCTGCTTCTGCTGCCAAGAAAGCAGGATCTTCAATATGTAGATTAAATAATATCAATTCATCTATAAAATTTAAAGTAGCTATTAAAGAAACTACACAAGGTAGTTCAAATAAAGTTTTTGTTTACAGTTTCTCACGTGTTCGTAATCCAAGAACTGTATTGAGATCAGGAAAAGAAATTACTTATGAATTTGAAACCAAAGTAAAATCTTTAAAAAGAAAATCTAATCGTCAAGATGGATTAGTAAAAAATAAACAAAAAAAAAATTCTGATGAATATGATATATATATTGATGCGCTTGGAATACTTGATGATGATGAGATAGTACCATCACCAAGAAAAAGACCATCATTACCACTTTCACCATCACCAAGAATCTCAAAAGCAAGTGTATTAGATGATGAAGAAGAATTACCTGGTAATTCGTCTTTAATTTACCCTGGTGGTGATTTTGGTGATACATTTAATACTCAATTAGTAAATAAAATGGACCCAAACTATGCAAAAAGTGAATGGTGTAGACCAACAGTACCTTATTATTGTGGTGATAAGTCAGCTCCTTCAAAAAAAGGTAGATGTGTTAGAAAACCTCAAGATTGTAATTATAGAGGTGTACCTTCACCACGCGGTGGTGATACTTATATTTATGGAGATTTAGACGATGACTTTTTATATAAAGCTATGCCGAAAGAAGAACGAAAAATATCAGATAGTATATCAAAATATTTTGTTGATGATAATAGTAGTCTAAAAAGTCGTAAAGATGATGATTATGGTAAAAGACGAAGAAAGTCTTTAAAGAAGAAATCTCAAAAGAAGAGAAAGTCAAAGTCAAAGTCAAGAAGAAAGAATTCAAAAAGAAGAATGTAAAAAATGATTTTAAGATTTTAAATTTAATATTAAATTTAAAAATGAATAGTCAAATTAAAACATTAAATAAACTTAATACATCTGAAATAACTAGAATATTTCAAACTAAGGAACTATCTGAATTACATGATTTTAAAAATTATTGTGATGATATTTATTTCAATACACATGACTTTGAAATAATAATTCTTAAAGATAATATTTACGACGTTCTTCTTGAGGTGATACAACAAAAAGAACAACCAACTTATATTGCACCAATTGGTTCAAAAATAACTTCCGATAAAGAAGTTAAATTACCTTATTTTTTAGGTTCAATGAATAAAATGAAAAATGAAAATGACGTGAATAAATGGTTGACTAAATACAAAGATGATGTTTATATAATCGAGGATAAATTAGATGGTGTAAGTTGTTTACTAATCATAAACAATGAAGAAATTAAACTTTACACTAGGGGTGATGGTGAATTTGGAACAAATATATCACATCTTTCATCATATATAAAACATATACCGAAATTGAATAATTGTTCTTTGACAGTTAGGGGTGAACTTATAATGAGAAAAGAAACATTTTATGAAAAATATTCAAAAACATTTGCAAATCCAAGGAATATGGTTTCTGGAATAATAAATTCAAAGACGATAAAAGAAGAAACTAAAGATATTGAATTCGTTGCATATGAAATTATAAATAAATCTAATAATTTAACTACAATGGAACAATTTAATTTACTTAAAAATTATAAATTTCTAGTGGTAAATCATTTAATTTTACCAAATATAGATTCTGAAATTCTCACTGAGAAACTGTTGGAATTTAAGAAAACTTCTAATTATGAAATAGATGGTATTATAATTCATTCTAATAAAAAATATAAAAGAAATATAAAGGGTAATCCTGATTATGCGTTTGCATTTAAAGTTAGAATGGATGATAATATCGCAGAAACTATTGTTGAAGAAGTTGAATGGAACCATACTAAGTGGAATGTTTTGAAACCACGAATAAAAGTAAAACCAGTGAATTTGTGTGGTGTTTCAATAAATTATGCGACGGGTTTTAATGCAAAATATATTTTAGAAAATAATCTAGGAAAAGGTTCTATAGTTCTTATAACTAGATCGAATGATGTGATACCATTTATAGTTGAAGTAAAGAAATCAACAACGGCCGATTTTCCAGATGAAAAATATCGATGGAATGAAACAAAAGTTGATATTATAGCAGAATCGGATGAGAATTCTATTTCAAAAATAAAACAAATAGCATCTTTTTTTTCTGATTTAAAAATTAAATTTGTTAGTGTTTCAACGATAGAAAGAATGTTTGAAAGTGGATATGATACTTTGCCAAAAATTTTATCTGCAAGTATAAAAGATTTTGAAAAAATAGATCGTTTCGGGGAAAAAATGGCTGAGCGAACGTATATTAATATACATGAAGGATTAAAAAATGTGAGTATACCTTTATTGATTGGTTCTGCATCATGTTTTGGTTTTGGTATTGGTAAAAGAAAGGTGAAAAAATTATTTGAAGATATACCCGATTTATTAGAACTTTATGGTGTAAAATCCTCAAGAGAGTTGGAACAAATAATTTTAAATGTTGATGGATTTTCAGATCTTTCAGCAACCAAAATAATAGAAAATATTCCAAAAGCCATAGAATTTATAGAATCTATTTCACCTTATATTACACTTTATAAAAAAGAAGAAAAAGAAAATAATAACTTGGATGGTCAAAAAATAGTTATGTCAGGTTTTAGAGATTCTGATCTTTCAAATAATATTGAAAAAAGAAGTGGTTCAATTATGTCGTCTGTGTCTAAAAATACAACAATTTTAATAGTAAAGGATAATACTAAAGAAACTTCTAAAATTATTCAAGCACGAGCTCTTGGAATATCTATTTTTTCAAAGGAAGAATTCATTGATAAATACATAATATAAAGACAAAAATACAATTATATAAAAAAAATGGATGAACCAATAAGATTATATCAAAATGATTCTCAACAGTCTTCTTCTTTGATAGTTGAAAACTGTTCTATTTGTTTAGATAATTTAAATTCTAATCCTATACATGAGTTAGATGAATGTAAACATAAATTTCATAGTTCATGTTTAATAACATGGTTGAGAATTAATAATGGATGTCCAATGTGTAGAAATGTTGCGTCAAATAAAAAATCTCGTTTATATAGATCTGAAGGTACAATATTCAAACATATACTTGGTTTTTGTAAAAGTAAAAAAAATAAATCAACAAAATTAAAAAAAATGTATTCAAAATATGTAAAATTGAGAGATACTTACAATTCGAAAAATAAGCAAAAAAATGACTTTATGAAATCTAATAAACATATATTCAAGCAAAGTAGAAAATTTACTACTGAATTATGGCGTTCTCGTAGAGCATTTTTTAATATAAAAAGAGAAATTTCATCTTTACCAATTCAGGTTATAAATCGAAATTGAAAATATTAAAAAAATTGATTTTTTAACATTTTTGTGATTAAAAAAGTCACCTTGATATTTTGACTATGAGCTTTAAAAACGACAACGATATTGATAATTCATTTGAGTGGGGTGATTATGAAAACTGGGAAGAATATGACAATGAAAATATTGTTGTAAATAATCAAGTATCAGATGTAGATGATTATGATAGCGATTTAGAAGATAATAGAAGTTATATTTCTGGAAAATTCAAGAGTTTTTCTGCTCCTAAGCCGATAACATTGAAGTTATCTAAGAAAATCAATAATGTTATTGAAAAAAAAGATGAAGAAGATAAAAAGGACTTTGACGAATATAAGGAAGTCATGAAAACCAAGTTAACTTGGTTAGCAAAACCAACTATTGTCGAATATGATAGCGATGATAGTGATTATGGTGAAGTAGTATCAAAGCCTATCACAATAAGTGAAGATGACTATCCAACTCTTTCATCTGAAATCTTCAAAAAAAATAAGAAGGAAGAAGTTGTGATTAAGAAGGAAGAACCGTCTTTAGAGAATGATGTTGTCGGTTGGAAATCTATAGATAAAAAGAAAAGAAAAAATGAAAAGGATGAACCAGTTCCTTCTGTTGAGTTCACTAGACCATGTTCAACTTGGATTGAAGGAACAAAATGTAATAGAAAAGGTTGTACTTATGCTCATTCTAAAAAGGAATTGAAAATCAACGAATGTACTTTCAAAAACTGTAATATTGTAATTGAAAAAGATGGGTATTTTTCAAATAAAAACGGTGATAGAATCTGTAATAAGATTCATAGAACTGAATCAGTTGATAACTTTATTGAAAGGTTGGGAGTTAAAAGTAAAAATGATATACCTGATGAGTTGAAATACGCTTTATCACTTCTTTCAAATGAAAAGTACATTGAGTTTGAAGGAGTGAAATACTTTGGTAAATTATGTAATAAAGAAGAACCAAAAAAGAAAGAAAAAACTCAAATGTGTCGTTCAGTAAACGATAAAACAAAATGTCCACACAAGAGCAATTGTCGTTATGCACATAATTTTAATGAACTAGTTGTTTCATTATGTGATTTCAATGAAAAATGTAGAGTAGTCAAAATGGATAAAAAAGGTATTTATACAAATTCAGTAGATGGTAAAGTTTGTTGTTACAGACACCCGGGAGAGACAAAGGATAATTATAGAAAGAGAGTTCGTGTTTAAGATATTTTTTGTAAAAGTAACCAGTAAATACAATATTAATTTTATTAATTTTTATTAATAAAATTTTTTCGCATTTTTTACAGACTTAAAAAGTTGTTTTGAATGAATATAAAATGAAAAAAATTCTTGAACTTATAATGATTGTTAAGAACTCTGGCGAAGTTTTGAGAGAATGTTTACAAAAAAATCGCGAATATATTGATCATTGGACTATATGTGACACTGGAAGTACTGATAATACAAAAGAAATAATATTAGAAGAATTATCAAAAGTTCCAGGAAATTTATACTCTATAGATTTTGAAGATTTTTCACAGGCTAGAAATAAATCAATTGAATTGTCGTCAAAGACATGTAAATATTCTATAATTTTAGATGATAGTTATTCTATAATGGGTGGTGATCTACTTAGAAAAAAGTTACAAAAATCTAAATCAGATGCCTTTACGATAAGAATAGGAACTTTATCAAATGATGTATTACTAAATGATTATTTTTCTATAAGAATTTTCAAAACATCGGCTGAATATAAATACAAGTATAGAGTTCATGAATTTTTACAAGTGAAAAAAAAAGAAATTGAAGAAATTGATGATGATAAAATTTTCATCGATGATATTGAAACGATTGAACACAAAAATAGAAGTGTTATTCGATTTAAAAATGACATCCGACTTCTTTTACTTGATCTGAAAGAATATCCTAATGAACCAAGAATTATTTATTATCTAGCAAAAACTAATTATCAAATAGATAATTTAGACGATGCATTGCTCTACTATAAAAAATTATATAATTTGAAAAATATAGATAGTGAATATTATTTTTCATCAGTATACGAAAGTGCTTGTATAAATTTTATGAAAAGTGATGATATAGTAAAATTTAAAAACGATATGTTGAATATCCAAAGTAAATATCCTTATAGAATAGAAGCTGGATATAAACTAGCTATAATAAAAAAAGAGGAAGGTGAATTAATTGAATCTGAACAACTATTAGAATATTTAATTAAATTACCTAAACCACCAAACTCTTTTACAGTTTTCGAGTCTGATATTTTTGATTATTTTTTACCTTATTTATACATTGAAGTTAAACTTCAATTAGGTAAAGTATTTGAAATTGTGAATAGATTGAAATATCTTTTGAATGTATATCCAAACAATCAACCTTTATTAAATATGAAATATGCTATTACAGATAGTATGAATATATCAAGTATAGAATTGAGTAAAAAAAAGACGATTGTTTTACATACTGGGGGGCAACAAATGATTTTTAAAAATTGGAATCCACGTGGTGATAAAAGAATTTCTGGTTCTGAATATATGGCTATAAATTTAGGAAAAGAATTTGTAAAAAGAAATTTTAAAGTTGTAATAGTGGGTTCATTTGAAGACAAGGATGTTGATAATCAAGGAATTGTTGATGATATTCAATATATTGACTATAAATATTTTTCTGAATTTGCATTGAAATATATAATTGATTATTTATTTGTCAGTAGATTCACTTCAAATTTAGTATACTATGATAATATTAAAAATGTTTATTTATGGGTTCACGATGTTTTGCCAATCATGGATATGTCTAAATGTTTTCAAACGCATAAACAAAAATTTAAAGGTATAATAGCAGTGTCAAATTGGCAAAAAAATAATATAGTGAAAAAACTTAATCTACCCGATGATAGAATTATTGTATCGCGAAATGCAATATATCCAGAAAGATTTGAAAATACTGAAAATATAAAAAAGATTCCTTATCGTTTTATATACACTTCTGATCCTTCAAGAGGACTTTCAAATTTAATAGAAGTAATTCCAAGAATTAAGGAAAAGTATCCTGAAACAACATTATATATTTTTGCATTAATTGAAAATATAGATACCGTAACTTTGAAAAAAATAAAAGAGTTGGATTATGTCTTCTTAAATACTCGTTTGTCTCAGAAGGATATAGCAATTGAATTTCTGAAATCAGATATATGGTTTTACCCTACTGATTTTAAGGAAACATATTGTATTACAGCAGTTGAAGCAATGTGTTCAAAATGCTTAGTTTGTACAATAAATATAGGTGCACTTAGTGAAATAGTTATGGGTAAAGGAATCCTATGTGATTATCCTATAAATAATGAAAAAATGTTAAAAAAAATTTTCTTTGTTCTAGAAAGACCTTATTTAAAAAAGAATTTCTTAGAAAATGCTTATGATTGGGCAATAAAACAAACATTTGATGAATTAGCAAATGATTGGTCAAATAAATTATTAAAATAAAAAATGAAGTTTTAAGAAAACTGAAATGTAATCTACGATTATTTTAGTTTCCTTTTATATTTTGGTGAAGATTTAATCTTCTTTGAACGACGAAGTTTATTTGATTTTCTTCCTTGTTTTCTATTCTTACTTGATTTCTTTTTTTTGACACTTTTTATTCCATCAATATCATCCAATGATAAAAATTTACATACATTTTTATGACCACTATTCCAATGGGCTATTTGACATATTTGATTGCAATAATATACTTTTTTACATCTACCACATTTTTTAAAATTTTTAATTATATTTTCATTACAAAACCCGCATTTCTTTGGACTTTTTTTAATCAATAATTTAACTATATCTTCTTTACCCATTTTCTCAGCAAGAATTAAAGAATCTACACAACCAGTTATTTTTTGATCAGCACCATTTTCAATCAATAATTTAGCTATATCGTCTTTATCCTTTAATATCGCCATATTTAAAGCCGACATATTATTTTGATTTTCTTTTAAATTAAGATCAGCTCCCTTTTCAATCAATAATTTAACTATATCGTAATTACCATTTTCTGTAGCTAATATTAAAGCAGTGTAATCGTATCTATCTTGTGAATTAAGAGTAGCTCCCTTTTCAATCAATAATTTAACTATATCGTAATTATTCTTTAATGTAGCTAATATTAAAGGAGTGTAACCGAATATATCTTGTGAATTAAGTTCAGCTCTCTTTTCAATCAATAATTTAGCTATATCGTCTTTATCATTTAATATCGCCATATTTAAAGCAGTTTTATTTTCATTTTCTTTTAAATTAAGATCAGCTCCATTTTCAATCAATAATTTAACTATATCAATATATCCTTCATGAGAAGCCAACATTAAAGCTGTCACATTTAGATTATTTTTAGAATTGACATTAATATCTTCTCTATCTAGTAATAATTTAACTATACCAATATTTCCTTTATCAGAAGCAAACATTAAAGCTGTCATTCCATTATTATTTTTAGAATTGACATCAATACCTTTTTTATCTAGTAATAATTTAACTACATCGTAATTACAATTTGATATAGCTAACATTAAAGCTGTCACATCTTCATTATTTTTAGAATTTACATCAATATCTTCTCTATCTAGTAATAATTTAACTATATCAATATTTCCTTCTTGAGAAGCAAACATTAAAGCTGTAAAACCTTCATTATTTTTATAATTGACATCAATATCATCTCTATCTAGTAATAATTTAACTATATCAAAACGTCCTTCCTGAGAAGCAAGCATTAAAGCTGTAAAACCTTCATTATTTTTAGAATTGACATCAATATCTTCTCTATCTAGTAATAATTTAACCATATCAATATTTCCTACCATAGAAGCATCCATTAAAGCTGTAACACCATCAATATCTTTAGAATTTACATCAATACCTTTTTTATTTAGTAATAATTTAACTACATCAATATTTCCTACGCGACAAGCAGCCGTTAAAGCTGAAAAACCATCATTATTTTTAGAATTGACATTAATATATTTTTTATTTAGTAATAATTTAACCATATCAATACGTCCTTTATGAGAAGCCAATATTAAAGCTGTAAAACCATAATTATTTTTATAATTGACATTAATATCATCTCTATCTAGTAATAATTTAAATATATCAATATTTCCAGAAGCAAAAGCGGCAATTAAAGCAGACACTCCATTACCACTTTTATAATTGACATCAATATCATCTCTATCTAGTAATAATTTAACTATATCAAAACGTCCTTCCTGAGAAGCATATATTAAAGCAGAACCATCAATATTAATAATTGTTTCACTCAGAAGTTTAGCTATTTTATAAAAACCTTTTTGACAACATAATATTAATACCCTATTTTTATATTTTTCTTCAAGTTCTATATTACCATTTTTTTTAATTTTGGATAATAACATATGTATAGTTTTTGTAGGTTCAGGATCACTATCCACTTTATATTTATTTATTTCTTCAATTAATTTATCAAAATCTTCTTTGCTTTTTTTTTCTAATTCAGATATTTTCTCTGATTTCTTTGGATAATCCATACCATCTTTAAGTTTCTTTCTTAGAGATTTTTTTCTTGACGATTTCTTTCTTATAGACTTTTTCATATTTTATTTATTACATTTTAAAAATTTTATTAAAAAATTTACATTATATTCTTTAATTGATTCATTATTGCATCAAGTAAATTGTTAGAACAGTCCATTATTTTATTTAATATAAAAAATAAATAAAAACCCCTAATATATTGATATTTAAAAATAAATATTAATTTAAAAAATGCCAAAAATTCTATTTGTTCTTAAAAGACGCGACGGATTTAATCCAGTTGAGCACGCTGATCTATCTCTACAATGCGGTTTATATAATTCTATTTCTTACGTAAATGATATGTTAATTTCAATGGATATTGAATCTCAAATAAAAATTTGTATTGATAACAACTGTATTAATGGACATGTTTATAATTTTAAACCTACACATGTTATAATAGAAGCATTATGGGTAGTACCAGAAAAAATAAAGCTTTTACAATCTATGTATCCTAAAATCATTTGGATAATTAGATTACATAGCGCTATGCCTTTTCTTGGAATAGAAAGTTCTGTTAGTATTAAATGGATAACTGAATATTCACTACTACCTAATGTGTTTATTTCAGTTAACGATTTAAGATTAAAAAATGAATTAGAATTTTACTTATCTACAATTACCACAAAAGAAATATTATTTCTGCCAAATTATTATCCAGATGATTTTAAACCTTTCAACAAAGATTTTGATAAAGATACTATAAATATTGCATGTTTTGGAGCAATTAGACCTTTCAAGAATCATTTAACTCAAGCACTTGCATCTATAGAATTTTGTAAAAGATTAAACAAAAAGTTACGTTTTCATATTAATGATGGTAGAATAGAAGTCAACGGAAACAATGTACATACTAATTTATTACATTTATTTACGAAATTAGATGATAATAATTTCGAGTTAGTACTTCATCCATGGGCAAATAGAGAGAATTTTTTGAATATTTGTTTCACAGAAATAGATATTGGAATACAAGTAAGTTTTACAGAAACGTTTAATTTAGTAACAGCTGATTTGTTATCTCAAGGTGTCCCTGTAATAGGATCTAGTGAAATACCTTGGATGAACAACAAATATTTTTGCAATCCTACAGACGCAAGTGATATTATTAGAGTATTGGACTTAGTATATAAAAATCCTAGATTAAATGTTGAAGAAAATAATCTATCGTTAATAGAATATACAGAAAATACGAAAAAGGTTTGGTTAGAAACTATATTATTATAGTTTATTTAAAAAACGCTACCCAAACGTTTATTGTTTCGTCAGTAAATTCTTTAAGTAAATTGATATTTGTTTCTACATTATCTCGAGAATTATTATAAGTCAATAATAACTTATCTACAATATCAATACTATCCGTAGGGTCAGCATTATATTTTGTCTTACTCCATGGAATGTCGTTACTAAAAATAACTGGTACGTTTTGGGATAATAAATCACAACCTACTATATTAAATGTTTCGGAAAAACTTATCTGAAGACCTATATCCATTTGATTACATAA